ATTCCGGCGTGCCGCATGAACATTCCGATGTGCCCAAGGTCGAGCGCGTGGACGCCGCGGCGCGCGAGCCGCGCAGCCAGCACCGTCGCCGCAGCGCCCAGACACATGAGAACGAGCGCCGGGTAGTTGCGCAGCTCTTCCTCGATCTGGTCGACGACGCTGTACGCATCGCGGGCCGGCGCGGTCATGTGCCGCACGGTCCGCGCACCCGTCAGCATCGCCGGGGTGAGCGACTTGTCCACGCCGGCGACCAGCGTCACGTCCTTCCCGGCCCAGAGCTGGCGCACCTGCGCCCAGTAGGCCGGCGTGTCGATCCACGGCGCGGAGTCCGGACGCGTGATGAACGCCGAGCCGTAGCAGTCCTGCCGGAAGAGGTCCGCATACGGGGAGCAGCTGTAGCGGTTCCACGCCTTCGAGTTCGGCGTCGCGTCGAAATTCGGGATCCCGACGACGAACCCGTCGTAGCGCTCGAGGATGCCGACGAGCTCGCGGCGGAGCTTCGGGTCGGCGGCCTGGCTGATCGCGGCGCCGCCGGTCGCGAGCCGCAGCTCGCCGTCACCGAACCGCGCGATCGACAGCTTCTGGCAGGCGTCGAGGGTCTGTTGCTCGCTCAGGACTTCGTATTTCATCGAGTGCAGTTTCCAGCGTGACGCGCCGGAAGCACTTTAGCGCAGTGCGCCGGCTGGCGTTCAGGACTTTGACGCCGCGCGCCGCGAGGTCATCGGCGAGGGTTCCCATAACACGCCGCCACGTGTCGTAGCGGTTGTGCCCGCCGTTGCTCAGCCCGCTCGGGTGATTGCCGTGCCAGTGCTTCCGGCCGTCGGCCGCGTTGCACATGTCGAAGCCGAGCAGCACGATCCGACCCGCGCCGAAGACGTGCGCGAGCCCGATCGCCTGGTAGCCGCTGTTCTTGCCGGTGTGAATGCGATCGGGGTCCGGGCTCGCGCCGGTGTTGTCGGTACCGAAAATCCAGCGCAGCCCGAACTCGTCGCGCGCGCCCTCGCTCACCGTCCACCGCTCACCACGGAACGACACCGCCACGTCGGCGAAGTAGTGACGCCACCACGGGTGGTCGCACGCGTACAGGACGTCCGCCCACGGGGCGAGCTGGTACGTCGAGTTGACGACGATTACTCGGCGGGCGGCGGATCGCTCTTCGGTCCGGTCTCTTCCGTCGGCGGCGTCTCGAGGTTCTTCTCGCCATCGTCGGATTCGCTCGACGTCTTCGCGGACGAGGGAAGGTCCGCTCGCAAGGATCGCGACGTCGCAACCTTCCCAACGGCCAGCGGGCGTCCCGTACCGCTCGCGGTACCTTTCGCGCTTTTGCGGATCGACGCGTTCGTGATGCCGCCGGCCTGCCCTTTTCCCGCGCGATTCGGCGCCGGCGGTTTGCTGCGGTTCTTGTCGGGGCTCGGCGGCGGCTTCGCGCCCGGGCCCGGATCCTTCTTTTTCGCGGGCTCGTCGACCTCGACGTACGCGACCCACTTCTTCTTCGCCAGCGCTTCCGCGTAGCTCGGGTCCGGGTTGAACGTGGCGCCGGCGCGGATCATTCCGTACCGACCCCTGAAAGATTTCAGCGCTTTGACTTCGGGCATGTGGCCTCCGTGGGGTGCGTGCGAAAGATAGCACCGCGCGCAGGGCCACAAAAGATAAAGGCCCGGGATTGCTCCCGGGCCTTTGCCCCGATTCCTTCGGGACCGAGGAGGCTTACGTGGTCGAGCCCGCCGGGAAGCCGCCATGCACGAACGCCGCCGGACGCGTGATCGCGAGGGCGATGCGCTCTTCGCAGAGGATCGTCACGAGGTTCTTGACGAAGTTGTCCTGATCCTCGGTGCTGACCATGATGCCGGCCTGCTCGCGATCGAACAGCGTGGCCGCGAGCCGGAAGGCACCGACGAGGAATTCGCCGAGCGACATGCCGTCCGACTCGACCACCGGCAAGCCCCAGATCATCGGGGGCGTGCGCGCGGTCGCGCTGGCGAACATGTAGCGGTTCTCGTTGTCCTTCGTCAGCTCGATGTTGTGCCAGTCCACCGGCGACAGCACGATGCCGGACGCCGGGTAGAACGCGAGACGCACCTGCAGGATCGCGTGCCGCAGGGTGTCGATCTGCGTGTCGCCCGGACGGTTGAACGCCGTCGTGTAGTTGGTGGCGTTCGGCACGAGGCCCGACAGATTCTGACCGGTGCCGTCACCGTAGAGGATCTGATCTTCCTCCTTGATCTTCAGGCCGAGCCGCAGGCGTCCGTTGATCAGCGTCTGCAGCTGCTTGAAGTCCGCCAGCACCTGACGCGAAGCGCGGATCCAGTGCGCGATGGTCCGCACCGGCACGTCCGTCAGTTCGTAGGTGATGTTGGATTCCGGCTTGAGCGTGCCTTCGCTGACGACGTCGGCGTTGTTCGTGAAGAGCAGCTCGCGCACCCACTCGATCAGGTTGCTTTCGGTCGTGCCCTGATCGAGCAACGCGCGAATCGACAGCGGGCGCAGCGGCTCTTCGATCACGCCCGGCAGGCGATCCTGAAAGATTCCCGCGCCGGCGCTCGCGGCGATCGACGTGATGGTCTTCAGGCCGAACTGGTAGCGACCGCGCCACGCGCCCTTCTTCTTGAACTCGTCGCGGACCTCGATCATGCCGGGCGACGCGGTGAAGACCTCGCCGACCGAGAGTTCCTTCACATCCTTCGCCGGCGCCGGCGCCGCCGCCTTCTGCTCGAGGTCGTGCAGGCGACCCTGAAGTTCCGTCGCGGTCTTCGTCAGTGCCGCTACGGCGTCCTTCGTGCCTTCCTGCACCTTGCCGTGGTCTTTCATGTTGGCCTCGACCTGGCGCAGCACGACGTCGAGTTCCGCGTCGCGCTTCTTCGTCCGGTCGAGGATTTCGCGAATCTGCTTTTGCAGTTCGGAGCCTTCTTCCACTTCCTTCGTCATGACCGTTACCCCTTGAGGTAGTTAGTGAGTTCATCCAGAGCAGTGCCAAGCGTGGCACCCGGCTGAATGTCGTCACTCTCCGCGTCTCGCGGAGATAGGCCAGCGTCTCGCAGGCCCGCGTAACCCTGCGAGGTCAGCACCTTCGCAGCTCGTCGAGTGAATCCTACGTCGCGCAGGAAGCCCTCGAACTCGGACGGCGACGGGAGTTTACCCGCCGACAGGATCGTTTTCACTTCCTCGACCAGCGCCTCGTCGTTCGCCGGGAAGGTGGCGAGCGAATTCTCCCAGAGGTTGAGGCGCGTGAGGTTCCAAATGTTCGTCTTCCCGTCGTATTGGGAACCGCCCTCGGCGATGTCGAAGCCGATCGACATGCCGTCGATGACCTTGTTCTTGAGCAGCGCGTAGGCCGCGCGCGCCTGCGGGACGTCGTCGATCAGCAATTTCGCGGCAATGTAGAGGCCCTTCTCGTCCTCGTACATGTCGGTGTGCGGGCCGATCGGGCAGTACGGGTCGTGCTGCCAGAGCAGCGGCGGCAGCTTGCCGCGCTTCTTCCAGTCGGCGATCGACTCCGTGAAGGCACCGCGGCGGATCACGTCGCGGTAGAAGTCCACGTTGTCGAAGACCGCCGCGTAGCCGGTGAACTCGCCCGTGTCCTTCAATTCCTTCGTCTCGAGACGGAAGGCCAGCTTTTTGTGACGCATGTTCAGCCCTCGCGGGTGTCGCCCTTTTTCGCGGTGCCCTGGTCGAGCGCGAGGAACTCTACCAGAGCGTTGCGGAATTTTTCAGCGGCCGGCGTGCCGGCGCCGTTCGGGTCGCCCTTTCCCAGCTGGTCGAGCGGGATCAGGTTCGACTGAACCGTCAGCACGTCGCCGCCCGGCATGGCCGGCGTGCCCTCTCGATCGCGCAGCTCGTTCCGGGTGGCGATGCCGTTCTGCGAGAGGGTGGCGTACAGGTTCGCGCGCGCCTGAGAATCCGGCGCCAGAAGGTCGTCGAGGTCGTACTCGGCAATCAGCTCGAGCCGATCTTTCGGCGCGATCAGCTGCGAACGGATCGACTGCTGCGCGCCGACAATGTACGGGCGCAGGCCGAGCCGCAGCCACCCGGCGAAAATCTGCTCGATGCCAGAGCCCCACATGGTCTGCCCCTGCGAGGCGTGGCCGATCAGGATCGGCGGCGTGCCGAACCAGCGGCACACGTCCTCGACGGAGAATTGCCGGGACGACAGAAGCTCCGCGTCGAGCGGCTTCATCGACAACTGTTTGTAGTCGGTCTTGCCCTCGAGAACCATCGTCCCGCCGGCGTTCGGGCCGTCGCCGCTGAACTCTTCGATCGACTCGCGGAAGGTCTCGCGCTGCGCTTCCTTCAGGAACTGCTCGGTCGTCACGAAGCCGGACGCGTTGAGGCCGCGCTTGAACGTCTTCGACGCCGCGAGCTCGCCCGATTGCGCGAGGCCCAGCGAGTGACGGCCGTATTCGATCACGCTGGCACCGGTGAGCCCGTCGAGGGTGCGCGTGAAGATTCGGAAAATATCCGCTGCAGCGAATTCTCGAGGGCGCCGCGGCTCGTCGTAGCGGTAGCGCAGCTCGCCAGAGTCGGTGAGGAACGGCGTCATCCACTGCGGCAGCAGGAAGTTCAGCGCCACCACCTTCCCGCCGTTGCGGATTTTCTCGGCGTAGCCCGTGCCCCACAGCTGCTCCGACGCCCACATGCTCGTCCAGAAGGGCAGGGCCTCGCTCATGGCGTTCGGCTGCCACCGCAGGACGGTGAACAGCGGGTCCATGATCTCCGGCTTGCCGCCGCCTTTTCCGCCCGCCTGGTAGCGGTTGAGGTTGAGCGGCATGGACGCCATCGTTCGCGCGTTCAGCCACACGCACGCCCAGACCGCCGCGAGGGTGAGCGCGCTGCTCGGGCTGACGCGCTGCCCGGTGTTCGACGCGGCTTCATTGATCGGCGGCTTCGCGTCCGCGCCGGCGGGCAGGAACCCCGCGCCGCCGAAGCGGAAGCTACTGAAGAACGAGAACATCCCGCCGAAGAACGACGACTTTTGCGCGTTCGGCCCGGTGAGGTAGCCGGCGGCGCGGGCTTGTCGAACTTCGGACGGCGTCAGCCTGGTCGGGGTCATTGCCTTGCTCCGGCGCTGCGGACGGGTGCGGTGAAGAACCCGGCTGCATCGCCCTCGTCCTTCTCCGCGAGTGCCGAACCGATCGCCATGAAGAGCGTGCAGGCGCCGTCGATTTTGTCGGCGCTCCGTTTCCGGTCGGGCTTCACGCTCATGTTGGTGTCGTAGCTCGGAACCACGTTCGACACATTCCACCGCAGCACGGGGTCGCCGCCATGATGCAACAGACCCGACACGTACGCACGCTCGGTCTCTTTCATCGCCGGGTTGTAGCTCTTGTAACCCTGAACGAACAGCTCCATCGGCACCCCTTCGGCCGTCAAATCGTTCACGAGGCTGGCCGCGTTCCACGGATCGTAGGCCACCTTGCGAGGCGCGAACCGCTTGCAGTCGGTGAGGATGTCCGCGCAGATCCGGTCGTAGTCGGTGGCGTTGCCCGGGGTCGCTTGAATGAAGCCGCCCTCGATCCAGCCGGCGTAGCTCGCGCGGTTCGACTCGGTGCGTTGCTTCGCCTGATCCTCCGGGACCCAGAAGCGGCCCCATGTGTACCAGTGATTTTCCCAGAGCCACGCGAGCCGCCACGCGTTCATGTCCATCGTGCTCGCGATGTCGATCGAGCCCCAGCAAGGCGCGCCGATCTTGACTAACCAGTCGAGGTCCACGGACTGCGCGCAGCGGTTCCACTTGTGCATCCGGACCCACGATTCAGCGGACGCGGCCGGCAGGTTGCAGCGCTTGATTCGGAACTCGGCGCGGACGCTGGGCATGTTTTCCGCTTCGAGTTTCAGCTTCTTCATTTCCTCGACGATGATCGGGTTGATGTGGATCAGCGGGTTCGCCTTCACCCACTTCGCCTCGTCGAGCTCGTCGTCGTCATCGTCCATCATCCACATGCAGGCGAGGAAGTGGTCCGCCTTCACCGCGCCCTCGAGAATCCGATACGAGAACGCGCGCAGCTCCGGCCACGGGCCCGGGGACTCGTATCCCTCCGTCGTCGTGTACAGCCAGAGGGGGTTCTTGCGCGCGCCGGCGGCGGACTTCAGCACGTTGAAAAGGTCCGACGTCTTGTGCGCGTGAACCTCGTCGAGGTTCGTGTGCGACGGGTTCAGGCCGTCCTGCGTGCTCGCCTTGGAGTTGATCGGCTTGTAACTGGCGGCGGTGTCATAGCGGGCGATCGAGTTCGCGAAGGTCTCGACCTCGAAAGTTGCCCGCAGCTCGGGGGACCGGTCGATCATGAACTTCGCCACGGCCCACGCGATGCGCGCCTGGTTGCCGGTCGTCGCCGCGTTGTAGAGCTGCGCGCCCGGCTCCGGCTCAAGGCACAGGCAGGAAATCATGATCGCCGCAGCGAGCGTGCTCTTCGCGTTCTTGCGCGCGGTCGCGTACACCGCCTGCGTGAACCGGCGCGTGCCGTCCAACTTCCGGAAGCCGAACAGCTGCACCACGAAGAAAATCTGCGCCGGTTCCAGCGTGATATTCGGCGTCGCCCACTCGCCTTCCTTGTGCGGGAGCTGCTCGATAAAGGCGCAGTGGGCGTTCGCTTTTTTGGCGCTAAAAACGAACGGCGGCGCCTTCAGCAGCGCGCGGTTCAGATCCTTCAGGAAGCGGCGCGCGGCCTGGCGGATCTTCTTCCCGGTCCACTTTCCGCGCGTGTCGTCGACCGCTTCTTCGGCGTAGCCGATCGCGATCGAGACGTAGTCGATCTCAGTCGGTGGACAACTTCTTGAGGTCAGCGAACGCCGAGCCCTTTCCGGGCTTTGGTTTTTCAACCTTGACACGGGTGCGACTCGACGGCGTGAAGCCCAGCTCGGCGGCGCACTTCAGCGCCAACGACGACTGCTTGTTCATGATCGACATGTACGGGTTCCAGTCCCACCCATCCTCGCCTTTTTTTATCAGCTGGCCGCTCGTCTTCACCTTCGCCGCGGCTTCTAGGAAGTTCGAATGGTGGACCACCCACTGTTCGAACACGCCCCAGTCGAGCTTGCGCAGCAACCCCGGCGGCGCGTTCTTGATCGCCTCGCGCCACACGCGCTTCTGGTCCTCCGGTAGATAGTCCGGCGGTGGGTTGTCTTCGAGCGCCCCTTGCGGCTGCGGTTCTTCACCGTTGAGTTCCCGGTGTCCCGCATTGCCGTCAAGCACTCGCAGGTATGTTGGCTTTGGCCTTCGTCCTTTCATCCGCTATCTCGTCAAAGGTTCGGCCGTCGCCCTCGAGCGTGGCCTTCAGTCCGGAGTAGGTCTGCCAGCGTCGCACCGTTACGTCAACCCACCGGGGTTCCAGCTCCATTCCGAACACCCGGCGCTGGCATTTATGGGCACCGACCAGCGTCGAGCCGGTGCCGATGAACGGCTCGACGGCCAGTTCAGATTCGCGCGCGCTCGAGCGCATGATGCGCTCGACCATGTCGACCGGCTTCGGCGTGGCGTGCTCGAATCGTTCCTCACCGCTGACCCGGCTGAACTCCCAGACGTCGCGCATCACGCTGTGCGCATTGTCGAAGAACGGGCGCGCCGCTTTGAATTCTTCCACGCGCGGATCCCGGACCTCACCGTTGAACACGTCCGCCGCCTTGCGGTATTCGCGGTGCAGATCGTCGTACGTGCGGACGAAGGCCCGCCCGCCGGCGGCGCGCTGCAGCCGTTCGTAGTGCTCGCGCGATATGAACACCCACTGGGACTGGCCGAACCAGTGCCCGTACATGTGATTTTCGCAGATGCGTTTCACGTCGCCGGGCTTGAAGCCGGCGAGGTCGCGCTGCTCGCACAGGTAGCGACGGATCGGTTCCCAGCCCTGCCAGTAATCGTCCTTCGTCTGATTCACGAGCAGGACGTGCCGGCCGAGCTGGAAGAAAAGGCAGCGCTCGGTCGCTTCCGGAAACTGCGTGAGGTCCGGCGACGCCATGCCGGCGATCGACTTCTTGTCCCAGACGATCTCGTTCCGAAGCGTCAGCGGTTCCGACTCCGCGAGCCCGCCGACGTCGGTCTTCTTCGCGGCGCGGCGATACCAGAGGCGCCAGAGATCCGGAGCGTTGCCCCAGATATAGGCCGACGCGTTCGGCTCGAGGAAGGGGCGCCACGCGTTCCACCACTGCATTTGAAACGCGTCTAACTTCTCGCCGTATAGGTTGTCGTTGGCAACGCCGTCGGCTTCCTTCCCCATGCCGTACGGTGGGTCCGCGTGTAGCAGCCGCGCCAGTTCGCCGTTCATGAGGATCGCCACCTGCTCGGGCAGCCGCGAGTCGCCGCACATGACCCGGTGCCGGCCGCACAGCCAGACCTC